AGGCGTGGGACGCCGAGCTTTCCGCCTACCGTGACGCACGGTCTCAGGGGATCCAGCCTTCCGGTACAACCATGGCCAAGGTTCGAGAGGCCGTAGAGATCAGCAACGCCACGGGGGTGGCGTATAAGGGGGCATGATGGCCGAGAAGCTCGTACATTCGAGGATGGAGATCCCGACTGGAACCCTCCTGCATGATGCAGGATTCCAGTTCCCGGTAACGGCGGGGAACGTCTTTGCCTCCGTCACCTGTCCAGCCGGATCCTACAGGATCCGGATCAACCGACTGGCGTATGGCACTGGAGCACCATCCATCGCCAACAACAGTCGACTCTTCGTTGGTGATGATGAGTACACGCTGGCCACTGGGGGAATCCTTGGTGTCTGGTACGAGTACGACTACTACGTGACACTGAACGGAACCACTTCCATCGAGCTTCGAGCGACGGGCGACGGTTCTGCGAACATCGGTGTCACTGCAAGTATCACCGCAATCAAGCTACCTTCGTAAGGAGTGACTGTGGCAGTCACCTTTTCCAACATCGTGGACCGAGTGAAGCAGCAGCTTCTCGGCTACACCAAGGACCAGGCGTCCATCTCCTACCTTGTGGAGCCGATGGATGCTGATGACGTCACCTTCCATGCGGACGAGGAGACTATCACCAACCTCTCTCGTGGTCTGGTGGAGATCGGCGATGAGCTGATCATCATCAAGAAGTACGACAAGCTGAGCGGCATCGTCACCGTCATGGGTGGCGGAGGTGGAACTGGTCGTGGTGCTGAGGGCACCACGGCTACTGCCCATGCGGTGGACGACTTCATCACCAACGACCCTCGCTTCCCGAGGCAGCGCATCAAGGAAGCGATCAACGACACCATCCTCGGTCTGTACCCAGACCTGTGGGTGTTTGCTCAGCACGAGTTCCCCTACATCTCGGCGAGGTATGAGTACCCGATCCCTGCCGAGGCTGATGATGTCTACAAGGTAGTCATCAACACCATCGGTCCGTCCGGCGTGTGGTTCCCAGCCCAGAGCTGGCGCTTCAACCCGATGGCATCTACTACCTCCGGTCAGGTCAAGCCAACCCCGACTCCGACCGGCAAGACTCTTCAGATCTACGACCGCATCGTTCCCGGAAGGAACGTGCGGGTGAGCTACACCAAGGGACCTAGCACTCTCACCAACAACAGTGACGACTTCGCTACGGTTACCGGCTTCCCGGAGCGTTACGTAGACATGATCACGTACGGCGCAGCGTGGCGTCTCCTGCCGTCCTACGAGGCTGGCCGTCTTCAGCAGGCATCCATCGAGGCTACTGAGCGAGCACCGCTGGTACCGACTGGGGCTGCCAACCAGGCTTCGCAGTTCTTCCTGGCCCTTTACCAGAAGAGGCTTGACGAGGAGCGCACGAGGCTTCAGAGGCTGTACGAGTCCTACCAGACCTTCAACGGATAAGAGGAACTATGGCTATCCGTTTCTACAGCAGCACTGCGGCGGAGACCACACTCAGCGGTACGATCAACAACTCTGCCACCACGATCGTCGTGGGATCCACTACTGGATTCCCCGTCAGCTTCCCGTACACACTCGCCCTCGACTACGAGGGCGCGTCCGAGGAGCTAGTAGACGTCACTGCGGCAGCAGGCACCAGCCTGACTGTCACTCGTGCAGCGGATGGAACGAGCGCTAGCAGCCACAACGCTGGTGCTCGTGTCCGTCACGTATCCTCCGCCCGAGACTTCCGTGACTCACGTGAGCATGAGAATGACGTCGATGGAGTCCACGGACTCGGCGCTTCGAGCGCCGTCGTGGGCACCACTGATACCCAGTCCCTATCAAACAAGACCCTGATCAACGCCACCGGAACCCTGAACAGGATTGACATCCTGTCCGAGGGTGGCACTGGTTGGCAGACTACGGTCAACGGAGACATCGACCACAACACCAACCTGATGGTGTGGAAGCGTGGACCGGCCGAGACTCATGAGGTTGCACTCGTCGCCAACAACGGCAACGTGTTCATCCGCAACCAGAATGCCGGAGCAGACACTTCCACGAACACCTACAGGCTGAGGGTGGTCAAGGACAACGGCACTACGGACATCTTCTCCATCCTGTCCGGTGGTACCGCTACCGCATGGACTGACTCCGGTCAGTCCGGCTTCATCGTCAAGCCTCGCACTGCGAACAATGACGTGGCCTTCAGGGTCAGGAACACTGCCGACTCGCTCGACACCTTCGCCGCATGGAACAACGGGCGTGTCGACATCAACGGTCAGGATCCAGCGTTCTCTCAGCTGGACGTGACTGGTGCGGCAGGTCAGTCCGCTGCATACATGCGCGTCCTTGAGTCCGATGGTGACTCCATCTTCACCGTGAACAACACGGCCAAGGTGTCCGCCAACGGAACCATGGATGTACGCAATGACATCCACACCGCAGGAGTCTCGGAGCCTGTGCTCCGAGTCTTCGGACGTCAGCCTGGACAGACTGGCGACCTTCAGCAGTGGGTTGATCCGACCAACACCATCCGTGCAACGATGGATGAGAACGGTAACTTCGACTCCAATATGCTAACTCCGAGCGGCAGCATCACTGCCGCGTCTGGGTTCAGTATCGCAACCACCAACGTCAAGATCAAGAACGGTGTGGTCTACGCACTCGTAGTGTTCGAGCGCACCGGATCTACCATCACCGCCAACGCGGAGGGTGAGATCACTGACACCGACGCCTTCACTCTTCCGGCAGCGATGAGGCCGAACACCACCTACGGTGGTCAGTCTCTCACGTTCGCATGTGGTGATGGATTCCAGCACGGTATGGGCAGGCTGGTGTCGAGCACTGGAGTCTTCGAGCTTGTCTCGTGGGCGTCCAATGGAGACATCCAGTCCGGTCGCAACATCCGTGTGTACATGAGCTACCCAGCAGTCTAAGGAGTAAGCAGTGGCTGACGTTGTACGCAAGATTCCAGACCAGCTCAGCGGTCTGGGTGCCAACATCCAGGCGAACTACAGCCTTCAGGACTACGCGTTCGACTACGCCATCGCCGGTATCCCGTTCCTCTCTGGGACGCAGGACAACCGTCCATACACTGAGCGCATGGCAGAGATCAGGAAGCCACAGTTCGACACGTTCGCCGAGCCTGGTGAGCAGTCGATCAGTGGTGACTTCTGGTGGCTGCGCTCTCAGTCCAGCTTCACTGGCGGAGCGGGGATCCTTTACCAGGACCCCGACTCCGACAACCAGTTCAACTTCAGGTTCGCTGAGAGCCTTGGTGTTGATCCCTGGACAGCCGGTGAGCTGAAGCTACTGAGGTCCACCACGCTCGGTACCGCTACCGCGAAGACTCCCCTCCTCGTGAGGGGATTCGTGGACTCTACCGGAGTGGATGCGTACTGGCTTGTGCGTGACGATGAGCTGCGCAAGGTGACTGATGCGTCCGACACGGCAGTCATCGGCATCACGCTCGACACCATCTGGGACATCACGTCCACCGGTAAGCAGTACTTCATCGCAGTGGAGAACGGGATCAAGAAGGGGACGGATGCGGGAGCACCGTCCACCATCTACAACGGTCCGCTCAACAGCTCGTCCGAGATCGAGTTCCTCAAGGGAAGGCTGATCTTCGGCCACGACAACAACGTGTACCAGCTGATCGTGTCTCCAGCGGGAGCGCCTGTAGCGCTCCCTACTGCGACGTACACCCACGAGGATACCGCCTGGACTTGGAAGTCGTTCACGGATGGACCTACCGCCATCTATGCAGCTGGAGACAGCGGCACCACGAGCGAGATCCACAAGTTCAGCCCGACGCTATCGGCGTCGGGTGTCCCCGAGCTGACGTGGATCGGCGTTACTGCCACCATGCCAGCGGGTGAGACCATCCGCACCATCTACCAGTACGTTGAGTCCTTCGTTGGCATCGCCACGAACAGGGGATTCAGGGTCGGAGAGATCGACAGCAACGGCGACATCTCGTACGGACCTCTGCTCTTCGAGCCAGATGGTGGGTGCGAGGGGATCGTCGGCTTCGACCGCTTCATGTGGACTGGCTCTGATGCAGACCACGATGGCGACTCTGGCCTATGGCGTATCGACCTTGGTGCACAGATCCAGGAGCAGACCACCAGGGCCGTACGCTATGCGTACGCCCGAGACATCTACTACGAGGGCACCTCTGGTGCCATCACTTCGGTGACCATGTTCGGGGCGAGCGACCGCAAGGTCTTCGCTGTGTCCGGCCAGGGTGCAGCCAAGGAGAATGCCACCGAGCTTCTCGCCTCCGGCTATCTTGAGACTGGGCGCATCAGGTACAACACCGAGGAGCCCAAGCTCTACAAGTTCTTCAGCATCCGCTCGCCTTCTCCACTACAGGGAAACCTGTCCGTCTCCGTCCTCACCGAGAGTGGGAACGAGATTCCGTACATCACGTACACTCCAGCGCAGGGATCCGGAGTGATGGACGTGGGTATCGGCAACCCGACTGGCAGGCAGAACTGGATGGGTCTGAAGTTCACCCTCAATCGAGGAGCGGTGGACACCAGTGTAGGAGCGGTGCTCAATGGCTGGCAGATGAAGGCCCTACCAGGCTCCATCCGTCAGCGCGTTATCACACAGATCTACCAGCTCTTCGATGAGGAGACTGACCGTACTGGTCAGCGTCTCGGATACGACGGCTATGCCCGAGAGAGGTTCGAGGACTTCAAGGCTGTCGCCCGAGCGGGCGACGTCATCACGTTCCAGGAACTACAGGAGGACATCGCCACCCTCGTTGTCATCGAGGACTGGGAGTTCAGGCAGCTGGCACCGCCTGGACCAAATAGGGGAAGCCTGGGAGGGTACCTCACCGTCCAGATGAGGACGGTAGCAGAGTCTGTATAAGGGAGAGAGCATGGGCGTTGAGGCCATCATCGCCATCCTCACGGGAGCTGCCGGTGTAGCCGGTGGCTTCGTGGGTGGCAAGAGGCTGGGTCACAGCCAGGCCGCACAGATCTCGGTCGACACTGTGGAGCTGCTATCGCTTGCGGTAGCAGAGCTACGTACACAGGTCGGAGAGAAGGACGAGCTGGTGACTGACCTTCGTGCGAGGGTCGAGATTCTTGAAAGCCTCGTTACCCAGCGAGCAGAGGTTGAGCTGGTGCACGAGGAGGTCAAGGGAGTACGCGGCGTAGTCGACCGTATCGCGAGTAAGGTGGGAGTATGAAGCCCATCTGGTATGACCGACGCATCTACGCTGTGACAACTGAAAAGGAGAGGGACGCTGTCACTTACGTGCAGCGTGTCCTCGGCCTGCGGGAGACCGGCGAGCTGGATGATGAGACCAAGTCTCACATCCGAGGGCTTCAGGTTCTCTTCGGGCTACGACCTACTGCCATCATCGATGACGATACGGCAGAGCAGATTGAGCGCATCTTCCCTTATGGAGCATGAATGCCAAGCCCTAAGAAGCGCACCGCCGCTGAGAAGGGGGCGATGGCCAAGCGCCTCGCCAAGAAGTCCGTAGCCAAGAAGGCTGCTGTGTACAAGGCCATCAAGAAGAAGGGCAAGTAGTGACTAGCTACGCCAAGGATCTACTCGTACGCGTGCTGGCTACGTTCGCCTTCACGTTCCTCAGCATCTTCAGCCTGGAGGATCTGAGCACCGCTGACAACGCCCTCATCGCGGGCGGAGCGGCAGCTCTGGCTCTCGTACAGGCTGCGCTGGGCAAGTTCGTGGGCAACCCGGACAACGCCGGACTCACCAAGTAACACAAGAGGGGCCCCTTCGGGGGCCCCTCCTTTTTGCGTTCTACCAGTCGGCCTTCATCTTCTGCTCGACCTCGGCCTTGCTCATGACCGTACCGTCATCCTTGATGCGGTACTCCTGGAAGTACACCTCGACCTCGGCGACCTCCACGAAGGTGCGGGTCAGGTTCAGGATCTCCTCGAACAGATCCTCATCCACTCCGCCGATCTCGTCGGCCAGCACCTCGGAGTAGGTGAGGCCCTCGATCTCCTGACCGAACGTCTTGATCAGGTACTTCGCCACGCCTCGGGCGATGGCGTGCTTGGTTTCCTGCTGCATACTTAACCCTCCGGGTCTTCCAGCATCTCGTTGAACAGGGCGTTGGAGATGGCCTCAGCCTGAGCGGCGTTGGTCTCATTCTCCTGGGTGGGGTCCAGCTGCCACCTCGCCTTGGCGTCCGTCTCTGCCTGGACCGCCTTGGCGTAGTCGTCGTACTTCTTACCCATCAGTCACAGCCTCCAGAAGATCCAGAATCGCTCGACCCACTGCACGAATCGCTCGACCCGTAGCTCGAAGAACTTGCCGAGTCCGTGACGTACGTCGTGACGTAGACATAGCTGTTGTCGTTCTCGTAGTAGGACGGGTAGCTGCTGACCTGGCAGCTGAACTTGTGAGCCTTGCCCACCTCAGCCTTGCAGAACTTGCAGCGGCGGATGCTTCGACTTGCCAAGCTCGCTCACCTTCTCGATGTAGACGAGGGCCACGCCCTCGTCAATGGTCACCTTGCTGGTCGGCATCCACTTGCGCGTCTGCCTCTTGGCGTAGCGGATCTCCACGTAGTGCTTCTCGCCACTCACGTGAGTCCCCATGTAGTAGGCCAACCTCGGCTGGCCGCATTCCATCACACGTGCGTTGACGGTCTTCACTTGCGTACCTCCACTATGGTGAGCCGAAGCCTCCCATCGGGGAGGCGTTCGACCACTACCTTTCTCATCCCATCAGCTGTGCAGCCGCCGCCGTAACGAAGTGCTGCACGTTGATGAACTCTTCGGCGTTGTCGGAGAAGTGGAACTCCAGCTCCACCTCAACGACCTCGTCATCGAACTTGATCTCCATCTTGATGGAGGGGTTGTCAGGATTCGTCGGCATCGGGCAGCTCCGAGATGTCGGCCTGAACCAGGATGATCTCAGGCTGTACGGGCAGGTCGTTGTTGCACCAGGTGTCGTCGTTCTCGTCAGCCATCATTCTCCTTCAGGGAGAAGGCGTACAGGATGATTGCGTACCCAGCCAGGTCCTTGTACGTGTCCTGAATGGATTCGTTGGAGACCCAGGCTTGCTGGCGCAGGCCCTGAAGCCTGCCCAGCTTGATCCCTACCTGAGTCAGGATTGCGTCGAGCGTACTCGTTTCCGCCACCTGGGCGGCGAACTCGAAGTTGCTGAACTCGCCGTCGATCTTGTAGTCAGAGTTCTTCCGCTGCAAGGTCTCGCCAAGTACCGCCAGGGCCATCTCGATATACGACCTTGACGATTCCTGCTGCGAGGATGAGGTTTCTGCACTGCTGGCAGGGCTCGTGGTTGACAGCGATGGTGCACCCCACAGCCCTGGATCCTGCTCGAACGATTGCATTCGCTTCGGCGTGGACCCCTGTGCATGGGACTGCGTTGTAGTCGGTTCCCGCTGGGACTTCATCGTAGGCCAGCTTCCCCC